CCTGGCGCGCAAGTTGATCGGTGCTTTACCAGGTGCTAGCGGCGATGCCGTGGCGGACGAAGCGGACCGTTCCGCGCTGGATCCAGAGGGATTGCTGTTGGAAGCACCGACAGTCGCAGAGGAAGCGGCAGAAGAAGGCGCTGCTGCTGCCGCGGAAGAGGGCGCTGGTGCCGCGGCTGGCGCCGCCGCCGCCGCAGCGCCGCCGAAGCGGGCCAAGGCCGCTGCGTACGAGGAGGCGCTCACGGCTTCCATTGTAGAATTCAAGGAGCGGGGCGCCGACTTGTTCCGTGAGGGGAACCTTGCGATCTTGTCGCCGAAATTCCAGGAAATCATCAATCGTCTGAAAACCAGCCCTGGACCGGTCTTGGTGTACAGCAACTTCAAGACGCTGGAGGGCGTGGGTCTTTTTGGAATGGCGTTGGATGCGCAGATAGGGGCACGGCGCCTGGATATTGTTCAGACGGGCGGACGGTGGACGCTATCGCCCGAGACGATCGCTGGCGGCGCAGAAGCGCCGCGCTACATTGCCTACACGGGCGACGAGGATCGTGATAAGCGCAACATCTTGCTCGCGATTTTCAACGCAAAATGGTCAAAGGTGCCGGGTGCTCTTGCCGCGCAGATCCAGGAATTCACAGGCTCATCGGATAACAAACGGGGTCAAATCGCAAAGGTGTTTATGATCACGCAGTCGGGCGCGGAGGGTATTTCGCTCAGCAATGTGCGCCAGGTACACATCATGGAGCCGTACTGGAACTACGTGCGCTTGGACCAGGTGAAGGGCCGCGCGATCCGTATCTGCTCTCACATGGATCTGCCGGTTGAAGAGCGGCACGTGGACACGTACATTTACATTAGCAAGTTCTCGCGCACCCAGGTTGAACGCAAGGCGGTTGATGAAACACTGCTGAATTTTGATGAAGGGAAGACGACAGATCAGTCCATCTATGAACTCATGTTGGCGAAGAAGAAGTTGGCGGATAGTTTAACGGATGTGATGAAACGGGCGGCGGTGGATTGCGAGTTGAACGCGACCGAGAACGGCGGTTATGCGTGCTACCGATTTGAAGGCGCGTCAATGGAGCCGCTGTTCCACCCGCTGCTCAGCGTGGACATTCGTGAAGGCGGGGCAGCTGTTCGCGCAGCGGCAGGAGCAGTGGACGCGGCCGCAGCCGATGAATAAACTCTATAGCGTTGTGCTATAAACACCATTTTTCGCCGATCCTTGGTACAGAATAGGCGGATCCAACCAATAAGACTGTGAGGAATGCAGGGTTAATTGATAATTCAATTCCCAGTCATTGACTTCCGCAAATGGATAGAGTGTTTTTAGGATTTTCTCAAGCATAGCACCCTTGAAAATCATTGCATCCGTTGTGCGCGTGTGATAGTAATGCGGTGCCCGAAACCAGGCAAGCTGGTTGTCGTTTTCTGTGCGTCTTGGGCGCAACCCGCCTCCTTCGCTCAGCGACAAAAAGTCCCAATCCTCCTTTCGTATAGTTTCAAGGGATTTTCCAAGATTTTCCAAAAAGCGATCATTGAATCGCACATCACTTTCCAGAAACAGTATAATTTTGTGGCCTGCGTTGACGGCTGCTTCGGCCGCTTTGGCCCAGTTTAGCACAAGGGATATTTCACTGACTTTCAAGTTATAACTAAATTCGTTCCGTCGCAGCTCCACCGGCTTTCGGTCTACCCATGGATTGTAAGCACGTAACGCTTCTTCTGTTGAAAGTGTGTCTTTGTAGCAGTAAAGCCCCATAGTGTAGCACGCAGGGTCAATGTCGTGCTCTTTTAACCATGCTTGGAGATACGCAGCGCGATCTGGCTCCTTCGCAGGATCGCATAAAATGTATGCGTGATCAATGGGAGCCGGCCACTTTCGCATTTACACATCAATTTGTTTCTAGAGTTTAAACCTATCTGTACTTCAAACAAGTATTCAGGAATGCTTAAGATTCTGTTTACCCTGCTTGCGTCTGTTGCGTCCGCAGGATCTGCTGCTTCGCATGAGAACTACACGCAGGTTGGAATCACGCCACTGAACAATTGTATCCAGTTCAGTGTTTCATCAGGCACGGGGTGTGCCTGGATGTGTAATTACTGCGCGAATCAACTTGGGACATTTAATTATTATTTCACCGACGGCGTGTGTACGTATCAGACGGGTGGGTGTGTAGGAAATCCCATCGCAGGGAAGACCTATACATGCTGCGCGGCTTAGTTTACTTCACTTCCCATTTTTGCATGACGCCGTCATGGCACGGCCAGATCACAACGCCTGTCCCATTGGCGCCAGACCCCTGCCACACATCCAAGCATTTGTCGGGCGCGCTACGAGGATGAATGCGGCCTTTTTCATCGGCGTCCCACTGCTGATTCAAGCCGTCCAAGCACCGGTTCTGAACAACCGGCGTCCCAGACCGCGTGTCGTTATTCAACACATCCAAGCACTTGCCTGAATTTGTATTCACAAGACGATTTTTGTTGTCCAATGTGAATCGCTGGTTCGTTCCGCCGTGTCCATCCGACACAATAACGCGACTAAAGTCGTTGCGACTCGATCCGTAAATATCTAAACTAAAGTTGTTTCGCACCTTGCTCATAATCATATTATTGTTGGGAGCAAAGGATTTCTCACCCTCCGCAATTTTCGTATACCCTTCAAAGTCTGGACGAGGATTGAATCCGACTTTGTCCATTTTAAAACATCCACGACCGCGGTCAACACCCTTGCTAAAGCTGAAACTCTTACAGTTCGGGTTGGCGGAGCAGCGTTCCTTCGCCTCTTCCACAGCCAGGTTGTCGAAGCATACTTGTCCTGCTCCAGATCCTTCATCGTATCCTGATGCTGTTTTGCGGTAGCAGTCCGCCTTGGGCGCGCGGTAAAACTGGGTACCGGGTCCAAGGCAGTCCTTGAGCGCGGCGTCCTGCGCGGTCGGATCCGACGATTTTGTTAATTCAAACTGTTGCCGGAACAGATTGTTGACCTGGGCCCACGACATGTTTGCGAGGTCGCTCACGGCGGCCCGCTGCGACGGGTATTTCTGACCGCCGGCCTGGCAGCCCGCTTTACGGAACGCCTGTTGGAGACACTGGACATTGAACGGACCCTTCGCTTCATCCTTGATGTCGCACGGCTGGAAGTAGCCATCGCCAGACACCATGTGCCGCGCCGCCGCTTTCACTTCTTCCGATGGTCCATTTCGCACGATCTGCGAAAGCCGCCAAATCGCAAAAATCAGACCGTTGAAATCAATGCGCCGTGTTGTCCAGATAACGTCCGGAATGTTTGTGCCGACCGATCGGAGCGTGCTAAGGGCGACCATGTCGTTGGTATCCCGCATGACGCTGTTGGTCACGGCGCGCACAAGTGCGCCGCTGTCGGCGTATCCGAACGCCCGCAGAATCGTCAACACGCAATCGCGGCTCAAAGCGCCGCTTTCATCGGGTGCGCACAGGAACCGCGTGCGGCCTTCTACGGAGCCTGCCGACGGACTCTCTTCAAGTTGAATACCTTCTGCGGTCGCTTCATCGGGCGGCGGCGCGCACTCAGCGGCACGCGTCACTACATTTCCGCATCCGCCCACCGAATCGTCGGGGTATTTGGGTTCCCCTGCGCCATTCACAGGAACGGCGTGACCTTTCTCCTTACAAAATCCGCACTTCCCTTTGATCCCTTCGGCGTCCACAAGTTCGCACATGTTTACGCGCCTACACACTTTCAAGTCTTCCCGCCGTGCCGCTTCGGCTAAATCCCAAATCCATTCGCCGCCCGCCAGATCATCGTCAATGATGGGACCGGTCCGTGTTCCAAGGGCACCTACAGAGGCCGACCCAGGATCGGATTTAAAATACCAGCCGCAGCCCAACTTGTCGCCGGCAGCGCGCGCGGGCAGATCACGGGGATGCCTCGCAGCGCGGCACTTTTTAATATCCTCTTCCCTGAATGCGTAATAGGGATCCACTGAGAATTTAGACGCGTAATCAACCTTGTCGGAAGCGGGAAGCAGCAGGTCAGGACTCGCCGCCGCTTCGTTCAGACCGGCAACGTTCACGCCGGGACTCGTGAACAACCCGTCCACTTTCTTCCCAAAATACGCGTGCTGTATGTCGCCATACGCCATTTGTTCGTCTTTGAAGCCGCTAAACCCTTCAATCTTGCCGCCAAACAGCGCCAACGCCGTCAGAAGCAGAAGAATGATTCCAAGCACGGTTAGCCAAACAGCCATCTCTACTTACTTTGTACAGAATTCATCCAATGCGTAGCGCCCGACTAGGATGAATTGTTTGAAATTCAGAATTACAAAGCGGCATACGACATGTTGTTCACACGCGCCTTCGCTTCCATGTACCACGGATCACTTCCATACACGGTCGTTTCACCGGCAAAGCGGCGGTACGGCTGCTGGAGCGTGTATTTCACGCCATCAATCGTAACAGTTATCGAGGATCCACGGCATTCAATTACGACACGCGATTGTTTTCCTATCGAGCAACCTGGGAGGCTTTCAAATCCAAAGTTCGTGTCGTGAAGATCACCGACTTTAATGTGAAGTCCCAGACCGCCAGGAACAAACCAGACACCAGGTGTGCGGGAACCAAACTCTCGGATATCCTCGCCGGTTGTGAAGTGGATTATATTTGCCCAATCCGGCTGAACAGCCAGCGGTGTGATATCAAACGTCAACCGGTAATCAGCGGAGACTTTTGCGCTACCAATAATTGTGTTTCGGACCGGCACAAAGTCGCGGGGCAGCGGCTTGTCGCACGCCGCCGCGGGTGGCGCAAGCGTATCTGCGCCGCCTGCGCGTTTAATGCCGTAGCATTGTTCCACCGCCGTACCATGTGCGACAGCGCTGTCCTTGGATCCGCCGGTGTAGTTTGCGGTCTTGTGAATACCGTCGTAGAAGTTCTGGACTGCGCCGAGCGAACCCTTCGCATTCGCAATGTTGATGGCTGTCCAATTCGGCACACCTTTCGCCGAAATAGGCGCCATGCTTCCTGAACGCTTACAGGTTGTGAAGGGCGCATCGGCACGCTCCTTTGCCGATCCTTCGCGGCGTCGCAAGCCGCTAAACCGATCACCAATCGTCGTGTACGTGTTGCTGAGAGACGATTTGCGCGATTCTTCGGATCCGCGATCCGCGTCGCTGCCCGTATTCATCCACAAATAATCCAGGCACTCCGCGTCCAGGCCGCCGACCTTGGGCGTCAGCACAATCCGGCCCTGGGCATCCTCGGAAATATCTTCGCAGGGTGAAACAATGTCCATGCCGAAGAGTTTCTGCGCCGCGTCATTGATTTCGGTCGCGCTCAGTTTCATGCCGCCCTCGGTTTTGCCTGTCGTGGCGATCCGGTAGAGACCCGTCAAATAACCGGTGATCGCATCTTCGCCGCCGTACGCATTCAACTTGGTTATGTCGGCCGCCAATTTTCCGTTCACAGGATCGCCGCCTGCCGATCGGAACAAGGTGCGCAAGCAATCGGCGTTGTAGGCACCGGCGCGTTGTCCGGCTTCCGCGCACGGCGACATCTTCAGTTTATCAAACACCTTCTTTGTTGTAATTAACGGCGCAAACTGGTTCCGCGTCACATCTTGCGGGTAGGATGGCGGCAGGAATGTTCCAGGAACAAAGGCAGTGAAGGTCGCAACCTGAGAAATGACCTGATTGCTCCAAAGCCACCGCGCAGCGGGATTCATGCGCGCCGCGCTGCTAGGACGTGGCGATTTAATCACAGCGCTCTCCTTGAAGGTTCCAAAGTCGCGCAGGATTTTGATCGTCCCGTCACCCTCTGCGCTCATTCCGTTCACAGCCGTCACAGTGTTTTTGAATGGATATGTCTTCACGCCGTCCAGCGACTCCCACTGGAAACAGATCGCGCGATACGAGGGCGCCTGGTAGTCGGATCCGTGCATGGACCGGATCGACGGTTTCTCTTCTTGCGAAGGCAGCGCGTTCTTCCCAAGCGACACAAACCAGTCCACAATGTCGTTGTAATACTTTTGATTGATGGATTGCGCCGGTTTGACGCCGTAGCACCAACTATGTCCAAGTTTCACCTCCTTGCCGTCCCGCATTGTTGTGAACCCCCATTCGTTAATTATGCCACCACGACCACACCAGCCGTCGTGTGTCGGATCGCCGTCGTTATAGCGCGCCTGCATCGGCCACCCAATCAGACCCTGTGCCCAACCGGTGCTACACGCTTGCGCTCCAAGAATGAGCGCTTCTTCCAGCTGCGCACGCGTCGCCTGTTTCGCACCGATCCGCTCGCAATTCGCTTTTGCACCCTCTTCTGTGAAACTGTATCCCACATTTTTCCCAGATCCCTCCGAATTAAACTTATACTGGAACACTTCGGGTTTTCCACCGGGTCTGTACGGCACTTCTTCCACAACTTCAATGGAAAATTCATCTCCTTCCTTCACGCCCGACAGTGTGAGCACAAATTCCTGCCCCGCGTTCACGTTCTTCATGGAACTTGCGACGCCGCTGCTCTTGTTCACAACACGAACTTCGGTAATACCTGTTCCGGTCGGTGCTACGCCGCGCAGCCGCACAGGAAACGTGCGGTTCTTGGAATCGTACAGGTACACATCGCGACCTTCACCGACCGCCTGTGCGCATTTCGCGTCCGCGATAGCATCTCCTTCAATAGTGCGACCACCATTGAATCCGCCGCTCAACCCCACTTCCTTACAACCCTCGCGGTTCGCGGCCACTTCACACGCCGCCTTGTCGACAAAGAAAAATCCAGGAGGGCACGATCCAACACTGGGTTTGTAATCGGGCGCGGTTTCCTCTACGTCGTCAGGTGTGATCACAAGGCCGCCGATATGCTTGCCGGGATCGTTCGGACGCGTGTAGGCGGTTCCCCCCTTGATACAGACGCCGCAGTTCTTCATTCCATCGCTACCGAGTGCCGAGCAGGCGCTGCGACCACGGACCGCTTCGCATCGCTTCGCATCTCGCAAAAGACCTGACGCCGGTGCTATTGCGTAATCGGTTCCTTGGGGATCAATGCCCAACTTTGTGGGCGCCTGGTCTTCGGGTGCTAGTCCGGCCGTCGCCGTTGCCGCTGCGATCTCCATGTCGCCCTGTTTGATTGCGTAATCATCAGCCGTCGCCAGAAAATTGCCCGCAGTCACATCGTTTGTATCGCTGAACTTGTTGAAACGGGACTGGCCTGTTGAAACATAGGCAGCCCGATTGTTTCGGAGCGCCTGAATTTCATCTATGCCGGATGATACGAATCCTTCCGCCGCAGCCGCCGCTTGTGCGTAAGGCAGTATAACCGCCACAAGAATGGCTAGGACAAGAAGTCCAACGACAACAAAAACGCCTGATTCCGGCATACCTCTATTTCTATATCGGATTCTTTCATCGGCAGCGCAGCGCCAAACTGATGGAAGAAATTGTAGGAAGTTCAGAATTTTACTGCGCATTGTCGGGGCGAATATTGGAGCTGGAGTCCATTTCGCGCGTGATGATGCGGAGCACAAAGTGCGTCTGGCGACTGAAGTTGATGAGCGCACAGGCTGTCTGGTTCGGTTCGCTCCCTGAATTGTCCAATGCTGCCGCAAGAGTGTTTTCACCCGCGAGGGATCCGCCGAAATAGGCGTTTGTGCGGAAGGTGGAACCGGTCGTAGGATCATTGAAACGGCTGCGGATGATGATTACGTTACAGTAACCGGCTACATTGCGACCGTCCGTCAAGGCACCCGCAGCATCAACGTAGGCCTGTGCTACGACATAATGTCCTTCATCGCGATTGATCCATGCCGTAAAATCGGTCGCAGCGGCCGTTGTTGATACAGTGGTGAAACCCTTGATCTGGATCGTGTCGCCCTCTCCGACTGCGCTGTACGGGAAATAAGAGGAGGTCTTGATAAAAATATAGGCGTTTTCGGTGTTTGCCGTGTCGACGCTGTAAATAGTGCTGTCGCTACCGATCGTGGTTGTGAAGTTGCCGCTCATACAAATACGCTGTATATCCAACACATCACTATCGTCGGAAAGCAGGGCACCGCTGTGCCGGTCAATGCGCAGACTCATGCGCTGAAGGGTGCCGAGCGGCGTAGGCGTGTACACGCGCTGGCTTTTCAGGAATTTCGGGATCAGACCCGTGTAACCGGATTTGGTCAAAACCGCGCCAGGCGCGGTTCCTTGTACTGCCTGCGACGTAAGATCGGAGGACCACGTGGTGTCGTACTGAACCATCGCAAACGTATTGTCTTCCTCGGGCTTCGTGGAAAAGCCGTTGCCGCTGTTAAGTTCGGCGATGCGAACACTTGCGAAAGGCAGCGAAAAGACATTCACAACACGTGTCGTGTCGTATGTAAATGTCGGACCAGCCGCTTCGGCAGTCACCTTCACAAGCGTCGTGAGCGATTCAATCGGCACGATCGCCTTCACAAACTCCACGCGCTGAATGTTTTTGAACCGTTCCTGGAGCGCTGCGTTGAAACTGAAACCGGCACGCTTGGTTCCCGTGTTGAAGTTCACGCTAAAATTGTAGCGGTTCTCGGTGCGATTGCGCAACCAGTCGCGATCGCTGCTGGTCAAGAAGATGTTGTACTCCATTTCACGATACTTCACAACATCTTCCTGAGGAATGATGTAGTCTTGGGGTCTAGGAGCAAGGAGCGGGGGCGGCAGTTCGGCCTGGGGCGGGAGAGGTTGCGCGGCGGACGGAACCGTGTCGTCGCGGATTTCCAGTCGGGGGGCTGCGGATGCCGAAGGCAACGTTCCACCAATAACACTGTTGGAAGTGCTGGAACCGGTGGATGTACTCATAGAGCGCATCTGCGCTTCCCGTTCCTTCTGAAGGCGTTGCATCAGGACAACGGGATCCTCATTGCTTTCCAACATATCGCCTGAAGTCCGGAAATCCGGCACAGGGGGTTGAAATGCGGGCGGTGGCGCCCGTTCCGCCATGAGCCGCTCATAATTCGTTCCTGTATCTTCAAACAGACGGGAGGTATCGTCCACTTTCGGAAAAGCACCCACCGTTGTGATCGCAGAGGGCAGGCCCGACTCTTGCCGCTTCAACCAACTGTCCATGCTCTGCGTCGTCTCCTTCAGAACTTCCGTCGTTAGCACATTCGCAGGACGCCCGCCCTGGACTCGGTTCACCTCCTGCATGTAATGTTGAACCGTCTTCTGGATTCGCGCCGTCATTTTCTCGGGAACCGGTGTGCCTAGTTTCTTCGCATAGTGCTGCCGCAGAAACCCGACAATCTTGTCGTAATTGGTCCCGTTCAGGAACGCGTTCGGGGCTTGCCGCGTGCTCATCTCTACGTGGATAGTTGAATTTCAGAGCGCACGTTTAAACACACCTTGTGTAATCAGCCTTAAAGATGAGACTTCTATTTCATGACCCGCATCATCATAAAAATATGGACGGGATACGATTGATGACACAGTCTCGTGGTATTGAACTTGAATTTACAAGGGATGATAGCCGTGTGTTTCGGTTTGATTACGATATTGTGATCCTGAATGCGCGGTATCTTGATCTTGATCGGTTTCCCCCTCACATTAAAGTTATTTGTGGGCCCCAGTTTTGGGTTTTTCCATCGGGTCCGATTGTAGGGCCCCAAGAAGCACGTTTTCACAAACGATGCGCATATAACAGTTTGAGTAAATGGGTGGAGGTGCTTTATCGTGAAATGGCGGGCGATTTACGGATTCCAATTGCGCAGTTTCCGTTTGCCGTTGACGTTGAAAAATTCAAACCATCGGGCGAAGAAAAGACATTGGATTGTATACTTTATGCGAAACTACGCGATCAGAGTTTGGTAAATTCAATTGCGGAGAAGCTCAAAGCCAGAAACCTTTCTTTTAAAATTTATAGTTATACACGTTATACAGAGGAAGAGTATTTGAAAGATCTTCGGCGCAGTAAATTCATGGTAGTATGCGATCGCCATGAATCGCAGGGATTTGCTTTACAAGAGGCCATGTCTTGTGACGTCCCGCTTCTTGTGTTAGATGCTACAACTATGTATGATGAGATTGTGAACGGCTCAGTTATTTATGAATCGTGTAGACCGAAAAAACTTCTTTCAACATGCGTTCCGTACTTTTCAGACACATGTGGAATTAAGATCCAAGCCATGGATGAATTCGATGAGGCACTCACAAGAATGTGTTTGAATTACAGGACGTTTAATCCTCGCGACTATATTTTGGAAACACTGTCGCCAGCGGTTTGTATGGACCGGATCTTAACCTATTTTGAACTGTAGTTTATTTACACATCTTCTTCAATCCTTCTTCAATCGCTTCCCGCCGCGGCTTCTCCTCAGCAAACAATATATCGCGGAACTTGTTCATCGCATCATCGTCCACAACATGCGTGCAAATGTCGTAGAAAGACCGACCGCGCAGCAAGCAAATGATGGTAAATAAACAATACATACCGCATTCGGAGCCTTTGCGCTGGTGCCGAATGTCGTTGTAATAGATATGCTCAATGCCCTGCGATTTCATACGGGCCAAAAACACCTGAATCTCCTTCTCAGGCTTGAATCCGTAGGAGTCAAAGTAATAGGCGCTGGATCCCTCAATGTCTACAAACGCACAGACCCAATGCGATCCAGGCTCATCGTGTGGGTCCAGATTGAAAATGATTCCAATTTTTGTTTTTCCTTTCTTCTTCATATCTTCCACATTGAGCTTACAGAGTTCATTCACAATACACCGACCCCAATTGTCTTCGGAGTCAAAATCAATCGGAACAGGACCAATGAACTCAAACTTCGGGTTTGCCTTTTCGTACTGATTCATCACATCTTCAATGTTGTAACTGTCTAGCCACAAACTTGGTTTCTTGTCCCAACTTTTCGGTTTCTCAGGGCGAAAATAGCTCAGCATGCTTTTCTTCTCATCGGTAGTTCCAGGAATCTTTTTCACCATACAGTACTCCGTGTCGCACTTGTAGTGGTTTTTCATGGCGTTTCGGAGTTGTGTGTACAATCCTCCTGTGCCTGCGCCACCACGAATCCGCCCGTTTTTCCGCGTTTCTCGGACCACGATTTTGTTCCGGGGATGCGTCTTGTTCCAATTGCGTCGCAACCGTTCAAGCGCCGACGGAGGTAAACATGTTTCACCGTCCTTCCGGTGTAGCGCCGGTGAGCACTGGAATGTGCTTGCCGATCCGGCAGCAGCAGAAGCAGTCTCAGCGTCCATCTTACTTCTCTGTGAGAAATTTAAGGCTCCGAAGTAAAGATGGAACCGGTCAAGATTAATGATGTGTATTATCGCCGGTTTTTTGTGCCGGTTGTGATCGCGGTGATTGTGTTTGCTGCTATCGGCTGTATTATTGCGAATGTACCCGGTGTGAAGCCGCAGTGGGAGACGTATGGAACCGTGTTTGGAGCACAACTGGGTGGCGCGCTCAAATCTCTGCGGATGAAGTAGAATGGACGGATCCAAAATCGCGTTTTACATAACGCTCGCCTTGTGCCTGGCGTTTATTATCACGGCAATCAGTCTCTACAGCCTCCTGCTTCCTAAGGATGATGCGCAGAACACCAAGATTCTGATCAGCGTGACGGTGTTCAGCTTCGCTGCCTCTATCACCGCCTACGCCCTTGCTCTCTGGCACTTTAGCTCCAATCCGAACCAGATGATTCACTTTACGCTCGGCATGATGATGCTTGTGATGTTGCCGGCATCTCTTGTGTCTGCCTCTGTGAGCACAATCACAATCAGCAACCTTCGCGATACGCTGGCTGCCTCGCAGTAAGCGCACTACGGATCTAAACCTAGACACTCCATATTTGTTTCAAGAATGGATCGTCTGGCGATTCCTTGGTTGTTTCTGGGGCCAAGCGGCTCCGGCAAACTCTCCCAAGCCCGCGCATGGATCGAAGAAGCGCATGGCGCAAAAATCGGACTTCCCCTTGAATCCCGAACGTTTGTGGTTGGCGACGGCTACGAAGCACGTGTCCTTGCGAGCCCTTTCCATTTTGAAATCGATATTCCGAATCTGAGTATGCAGGACAAACAGATTATTGGGGAACTTCTCACGACGTTTTTCGTTTCAGGCGATGTGTTTAATGGTCTGCGCGATTCGTCGCGCAAACTGGTTATTCTGCGGCGCGCCCACAATCTAAGCCAGCCCGCGGCGATTCGGGTGCGCGCCATTCTTCAGCAGTACGTGATGCCTCCGGAAGCGGGTGGAATGGTGTGGATCACCGCTAGAGAAATGACGGGTCCGCTCAGCATTTTGGAAGACGTCTTTGTTCGCAAGTCGGTCCCCCGCATGCCTTTCGCCACATGGTCAACCTTGCCTTTCCCACCTCCGCTCCTTACCGCAGAAGCGTACAGTGCGTGCGAAGGGCGGCAGGAACGAGCGGCCGAAATTGTAAAGTTTTTTCCCGATGGTCATGTTCCAGAGTGGCCGCGCCGCATTCAGGATTACTATGACGAAATGTTGACGCAACTTCTCAAAGCGGCCACGTCCGAAAAGCCTGTGAGTCTTGATATTGTGTTTTGGATCCGCAGCTGTGTGTACCAGACGCTGAGTTTCTGTCAGACAGGGCCAGATATTGTAGACAGTTGCGCAGCGGCAGTTCAACGCAGAGCTGCCGATCTTGATCCTGACGTGTTTTGGAAATGTATGTCGGCGCTCAAAGACGTGGAGCCACACACGTCGTATAGAACGCCCCTCAGTCTTGAAGCGGGCATCTTACAACTGTTTGAAGTGCTGCGTACACAGAAATCTCCGACCCCTTCAAATGGAGACGGCAGCCGCCTGGAAACTGTTGCGGTACTCGGTCCTGAGCCAACCGCCGACGTCACCGTTGCCGCAGCAACGGCGGATGTACAGGTCAAAGGAAAGGGTGTTAAACCTAAGCGAGTTGCGAAAGGTTCAACAAGAAGTTGACGCTGCGCCTTGGGACGAGGGAGTCATTAAAGAATTTATGAAAGATCCGAAAACAGCCGCGGTCGCAGTGGATCTGCCGCAGAGTCGCGGCGTGCTTCTGTGCTTCACACAGGATTCGTCCGCCGTCCCAGACCATGCGCAGACCGTGGACGCGCTGTTTAATTGGCTGGGTACACCACCAGGATTTACAATCACGTTATTCATGCGCGATGACCCGCGCAGCATAGCAGCGGACGAGTGGCCGTCACGCCGAACCGTGAACGGCGGCTGGACGACGCCTGGCGACAAGATGATTTTTGTGTATAGAGCCGAAGAGTACGAGCGGGTGCTGATCCATGAGACGATCCACGCGCTCAACTGGGATTGGGAGATGGACGCGAAACCGTTGGAGTGCTGGGGCTTGGGTGAAAACGCACGGTTAGCCCCGCATTTAATGGAAGCATGGACTGAGTTGTACGCCGAATGGCTGTGGTGCGGGTGGTTCAACGTGCCGTGGTCGGCCCAGCGCGCCTATATGGATGCGCAGGCACGCCAAGTGCTGGCTCGAAGCGCCGACAACTGGGAGGAGAATACAAACGTGTTTGCCTATTACGTGCTAAAAGCGGCCCTTGCGCCCCATTTGCCGTTCCTGTGGACGTTCAGGAACGGAACCACGGCCCAAGAGCGGCTCCACGTGCTGTGCGGGCTCGTTGGCCCGCACTTGGAATCGCTACGAGCCGCTGCGGCTCGCACGACGCCGACCGCGATCAGCATGCGCATGACGACCGACCGATAAAAAATGAGACAGTGGATAAATTGTTTGAAGTACAAGTAGCACTTTAAACAATATGGGCATTCGGGGGCTGACTGGATGGATCCGATGGGCGGCGCCAGATACACGCAAAGCACCCGATTGGGCCGCTTTGAAAGGCACAAAAGTCGGCGTCGATATTCTTGGATTCCTCTACAAAACAAAAGCGCAGCGCTCATGCCCGCTGCGGTGGCTTGCGCAGTTTGTAGCCGCATGTACACTGTATGAAATTCAGCCCGTTCTTGTCTTTGACGGGAAGCCGCCGGATTGTAAACGCGCAGCGTTGACGCAGCGTAGCGCGACGCGTCTTTACTGTACTGAGAAATACACACAATTGTCGCAAGAAGCGGCAACCGTGCCGATGTCGGAAGGACAGAAATCTGTTATTGATACGCATCTAGACATGCTTAGCAAGCAGACCACCTATTTCACATCGGAGGAACGGGATCACTGTAAACAGTTCCTCTACGCCTGTGGCGTTCTTGCGCTCAACGCATCTGGGGAAGCCGACAATGTGCTGGCGTACTTAGCACGCCGTGGTGACTTTGCGGCTGTTATTAGCAATGACCTGGATTTGCTTGCGCGCGGTGTGGAACGGCTTCTTGTTCCAGAACCGTACGCACTACCAGGCGACGCAGATGGATGGATTCAATACAACTTGTCGGCGATCCTGGATTCCTCACATCTTTCGTATGAGCAATTCTTGGAGATGTGTGTGCTCATGGGATGTGATTATACAGTCGGGTACAAGAACCTTCCGTATAAAGCGGCGTACCACGCGATTCGGTACAGAGGCGCCCTTCAATCAACGCTCAAAGTCCTACATGTGGCGGATTCGTCCGTGTATGACGAAGCAATTGAGCGACTCCGAGGTACGTATGATACGCCTGAGTCGCTAATGGGAGAGAAGCAGTGGGAGAAATGGGTGGCTGGGGCACCGCCGATTGAAGAAAAGTCTCTTGAAACATTTCGGTCTGGATCACTGCGGACTCTTCCAGATCCCATTTATTGGACGCTTACACGGATGCCCCAATAACGTCCAACGCTGTTTTTGTGATAAGCGTCGCGGGAGACTGTGACGTGCGCATAACCATCCAGAATGTCCCAACCGTCAGTACAAAGAGTACAAGAAACAGGATTGCCGATAGCAATATATAGGGAAACACGCGATTGATGATGTGACTTACGATAGGATCCAATACAGATTGGAGCCGCGCCTGGTTTTCCGGAGTTCGTAAAACGGTCAGGATCTTGTCCCCAATGTGCCCAGCCATATCGTGTGCTGCTTCAGCATACCGATCCCGATCTTGGTATTGTGATTGTGGTTGTTGTGGTTGCTGCGTTTCCATTATTTGAACGCTGCGGACTTTTTTTGGCCGCAAAGCCGCGCGTACATGTAAACAATGTTTTCGCCCCCGGTTCGCAACGGCGCAGCCGAATACACTGTAGGTGTTCAGGCAGCCCCGATTGGCCTTCGGCTCACAGCCCAGTCGCCGACTGCGATTGTTCCGGATTTGGAGGTTGCGCAGACCGCTTTTCGGAAGTATCGCAGAGAAATCCTTTCCGAACTTGTGAATAACCGGTCTTTGTTCAAGACACCGCCTTCTAGCGACTCGTTGGACGCTATTACGCCTAATTGGGGATTTGTGATCGGCGAAAAAACCACTCTGAATCCTTACATGGTTGTGATCAGCAATATCCCGACGGAGAAGTTTCCCGCGATCGTGGATTTTCATCTCAAATCCTTGTCTATTTCCCGGACAACGATCAAACCGACGTTTGAACTTGTGTACATCAGTCCGGCCAGCCAGGCACCCGTCATTGATTTTTCCTGGGACGCCGACGGCTGCTCCGATCTGGAAGTGGAGGAAGTCTCCGATGTTCCACTGGATGAAACAGCGGCGGCCCTGACGTTGAAGGACCCGGCGGCGGAAGCCCGAAAGAAGGCGGCCGAGAAGGAGAAAGTCAAAGCGGCGCTCCGAGCAGCAGAAGAGGCCCGAGCGGCGGCCGAGGCCGCGGCAGCCGAATTTTTAGACACCTACGACCTTTCCGACTCCGAGTCGGCCTTTAGCGAGTGGTTGTCGGACGAAGAGGCGTGAATTTTTTACTACGCACGCAATTAGAAGATATGGTATCCCGCAACGCTATCTTGGCCGGCCTGATCACGGTGATCGCACTCGGTGTGCTGTACATGCTCGACCCTACCCTGTTTGGACTCCTCCGCCGCGAGGGTTTTGAGGATGTGACTGTTGGGACTGGCGCCGGATCGTCTACGGGCGAGATGGCGGGCCAGAACGATGTGAACGGCAAGGCGCAGAAGGAGGCCGTCATGGGCAACCCGAACGTCGCGGGTGCCCAGGACAACACGTCTCCGATGATGCCCAAGCCTGAGGGTTTTGAGAATTACGAGATGAGCAATGGTAACATGGCGACGGAGGGTTTTGAGAATCTGAGCCCTGAGACGATGCCTTTCCCTGCTGCGAACAAGCCTTCCAACTGCTACCCCAAGAACCAGCTGGCGCCTCAGGAGCTCCTCCCTGGCGACCCGAACTCCAAGTGGGCGCAGGTAAATCCCCAGGCGAGCGGCGACATTGCCGGCAAGAACTTCCTGAATGCGGGTGCGCTCATCGGTGTGAACACCGTTGGCCAGAGCAACCGCAACGCCAACTGGGATATCCGTGCCGCGCCGCCGAACCCTCAGGTGGAGGTGAGCCCTTGGCTCCAGAGCACGATCGGACCGGATCTGAGCCGTCGCCCCCTGGATATTGCTTAAATTCCTATACAGATTCATATAATTAGGATTTTGCGGCGTTAAAAATTGAGCATCCACAACTCATTGTAGGAAATACAGTACTTCTTACAATGCTTCTCCGCATCTTTCACAAGTCTCCGCGCCCTGTGACCACCGCGCTTGTCGTGTACGTGCCGGCACCGGTTCCTGCGCTAGTGCAAGCACTAGCGCAAACGCAAACGCAAACGCAAACGCAAGCATTAGCGCGAAAGCCGGTACGTCAACTCCCGTGTGATCTTGCGCACGTCCTCCAAACTCAGTCCGCAGCGAAGGTCGTCAAACTCCTCCCTGTACATTGTACACTCCCACCCCGAGACATTCCACACCCCGTCCTCAAATAGTACATGCGTCACAAGATCCTCCGTCTCTTCAATCTGTTGCGCACGGGTCATGCCTTCAGGAACAGGACCTGGAAACCACCGCGGCATTTTTGACCGGTCCAATCTGATGTGTCGCCCATCTTTGAACGTATACACGATCTGGTCTACAATATAGTAGTCACAACTCTTTACTTTAGCGGTCATGGTGCTTAACCCACCAATACATTTGAGCAGGCATCAAGTTTTTTGAACATGGACCCAGAATAGGGACATGGACTCTTTTTCAAACACGGCAGGAGTAGCATCAGGCCCATGGGTCTTGCTTATTCTTATTATCGCAGTAGCATGGTTCGCCATGTATTACAAGCAGTCCAAATATCCGCTCAGTATGGTGAAATCGCAGGTGGACGGCGAAACATATCTTGTGCGAAATCTTCCCGATAAGCAAGCGGCAGCGGACCGCCTTGCGCGAGTCCGTGAAAAGTTGCTGCGCTTGCGCAAATACCTGGAGCAGACCCATATCCAAAAGCCGTTTGTGTCGCAGATGATCAAGAATTTTGACTGTAGCGCGGCGCGGTTCACCGAGTCAACGCCCGATGCGCAATACACCTCTTACAGCGTGAACAAGGGGGAGAAGATCTACATGTGTCTCCGGCAACGGGACGATAAGGAGCAACTTGTGAACGAAAACATCATTGTGTTTGTGGCGCTCCACGAAATGGCGCACACAGGCACCGAAAGCATCGGACACACGCCGGAATTCTGGAACAACTTTGCCTGGCTCTTGAAAGAGGCGGAGCGCGTCAAGATCTACGAGTACACGGATTTTGCCGCACACCCCGTAGAGTACTGTGGTGTCCATATAACAGACTCACCGACCTACAAACAGTCGGTGAAGGACGGCGTACAGGAGCCGGTGAAAGATTAACAGTCCACAGTAAATGGAGTTGCTTACCCCAGCCCGGATAACTTCGCTAGGCAGCCAAGTTCTCCGTGTGATTTATCACAAGGACACGGCGTCCACGGAAGAGTTCAATTTAGAGAACGTCTATCCGTTTGAAACCGTCTACAATCTGAAACAACGCATCGCAATCAATCACCGCGGGGACAAGAATTGGCTTCCGAATGGACTGTTTGTAGCACAGGCAGCGGCGGGTGGAAAATACACACCCGTTGAATTCAAATGGTCCTTTGCGGAAGCACTTGACGACCCGTTCCTCAGCCCTGGGACGCCGAATCCGAATCTCTGGGTTGACGACGGTGCCACCGGCCTTGGTCCCGCCATGCTTTCAGGCGCGAACGTGGAGTCTGCTACCAAGGAAACTATTGTAGCAGGAACTGCAGCAGGCGCAGGAGTCGGTCCGGCTATTCGGATTCTTCATGTATGGAACCTTTCGTCCTTGGCGATTAAAGCAGGATTCGGACCGGCCACTCCCGTCACAGAGGCCGCTTTTGAAGGGTATTTCAAGTTGTATTTCCCGCGCCTGCGAACAAAAGAGGAGATGATACAGATTTTTGAGCCGATCACAGCGGCAGAAACAGAAGTATATGAGACCGCTGTTGCGTACCGCAAAGCCTTGGATGAACGGCTCGCAAAAGTGGAAGCAGGGTTGAAATCCGACAAAGTCACAAAGTCGGCGCTTCCAAAAATGCGTGAACTACGACTTCTTCGGTTTCGTCTGCCCCAAAAAGCCGAATACAAAGATTCCATTCTTGAATTGAAATTCTACGAAATACATGCGAGCGCAAATGTTCCATTTGTGCGGTTTTTTCACGACAACGACAAGTTGACGCCGCTTGTGAAACTCGCGACAGGTGCCACAGGCCAGCCAATCATAAGCAATCCAAAGTTGCTGGATCTGTTTATGGCGGATGAGCCGAGTGTTGAGAACGGCGCGATCCTTTTGTTGAAATCGCCCGTTAAGCATTCAGCGGCTCCTCTCGGAACAGCGTGGTCTTTGCGCATTTACGTTGACGGGACGGCGGAATTGCGAATCGGTGCCCCGCGCAAAAACATGCCGCTCACGGGCCAAGTGATTGAAGCCGCGTTCAAGGCACTGCCGGACTTTTTAGCGGAAACACCCTGGGCTGCCGTGGATCCCGCTTTTCTTCAACTGACGGAAGTAAGCGCCATTTACGATTATCGCAGTTTGCTGGAAGATCGTCCCGACAAGAAAGAATTACGGAAGCGCCTTGATTCGTTCATGCCTTTTTTCAACGAGGAACGGATTCCCTCGGCACCGAAATCGGCCCTGCTGTTGCGATACAAAGCCGTCAGCAATTTTGATTCAGCGTCCGATCCAGTGCTGGATTTTATTTCCAATCTTTTCCTGCGCGAAGGAAGTGAGTCGGTGGAAGCGGTGCCGGTTGAAGCATATATTGGCGCGGTTATGCGCAATTTCGGGTTGCCGCCGCAGGAGGCGAAAGATGCGGTCACCACATGGATAGCCAATCGGTCCGAATACATTTTACAGGATCCGGAAACGGCGATCGCTGCGATTAATACAGGAACCGCCGTCAGCATCAGCATTACAAATCATCCGAATTACAGCATACTTGTTGGAGGTGCAGAATCGGAATTGGATCTTGCGCGCATCCTGTCCCTTCTAACAGTTTTTGCCTCGGTCCCGTCTGCTGATTTGGCGGTTGCCGAGTCGCCGGCAGAAGCGGCTGCTACAAAACAAGCCGTGACGGCCGTGGAGACGGCGCCGGCGGCGATTTCGTCAGCGGCGGCGCCGCCTGTGGAAGAGGAGGAGGGCGTGATTGAGGGAATTGCTGATTTTGGAGATTTTGAGGGACTGGCGGATCCGTTTGCTCCCGCCGAAGAGCCGGCTGCGGCAGCAGCAGCGCTAGAAGAAGATAAAGTCGCCGAGGTTGTGGTGCCGGCACTTGAAACAGAGGTCGAGAAGCCTGAACTTCTCGCAGCCGGTGAAAAGATTGACCCTGTTGGCGCAAAATGGTTCTTGGCGCGTCTTGAAACGGCGGATCCGGCGTTGTTCAAGTACGGTGCTGGCGACAAAGGACGGGTTGAGACATACAGCGTGAAATGCCAGAAGAATGCGAACAAACAGCCGTTTGTGCTCACGCCCGAGAATTACAATAGGGCCCGACGCCTCTATAACGAAGACGTGTTCTGGGTAGAGGCGCCGCTCAACAAAGTGGATCTGGAGGCGGCGACGCTTGCGAACAAGACGGTGGAGCAGCGGCGCGCGTTTGGAACAAAGGACCTTAAATTGACGGTCCCTGAGATTATTCAGCGCGAGAAGCGGGCGCTGGAACTTGGATTTGGTCTCAAGGGAGACGAGTCCCTTACGCTAAAAGACAAGGGTCTGAAGCCAGAGGAGAAGGCAGCGTTTCTTGAATTGGTGGAGGCGCAGAAAAAGAAACCGTTATGGACAGTCGTGCGCGCAGGGTCCGTGTTGACGCGGCCGAATTACTACTTGTGCGCCAAGTTGTGGTGTATCCGCGACGATTTGCCGCTGATTCCAGAGGAATTTGCGGGCGCAACATATCGGGATGGACGTGCGAAAGCGAAGGATAGCTGCCCGTTTTGCGGCGGCACACGAATCGTGAATCTTGAAAGCCCCGCCGTCGGCGAAACGGTTCTTGAACGGAATCCGTCGGGCAAGGGGAGCGCAAAAGTTGCGCAGTACATTGGCTATCCGAAAGAAGTATACCATCCAGACGGATACCCGTTGCCGTGCTGTTTCGTAGAGCCGGATAATCTGCTGCCTCCTGCGACAGATAAAGGGGCTCCGCAGCCCCTTGTGCCGTTGCCGCGACTTCAAGCGCCTGTTGCTGCTGTTGCTGCCGACGCGGCTGCCGAGGCGGCTGCTGTCGCTGCTGTGCCTGCTGCGCCTGCGGCGGCAGCAGCTGTGATAGAAGAAGCCGCTGTTCCGGCGGCGGAGGCCGCCGATGCCGTGAACCGCGACCGCCCCTTTGCGTCTGCTAAAGAGGCCAGCAGCGCGCAAAACAGTTGGTGCATTCCGAATCAAAACATTGTGGGCCGCATTGCGACTGATTGGTACGATATGAAAAAGGGCGAGGCCGGTTGCCCGCCCCCTGCAGTGAACAAACTGATCGGTCAGGATCCGAACAATTTCCTTACGGCGACAAAGGGCGCGCTCGGTGCTAAGATCAACTCATATCTGAAAGCACCGGGCTCTGCTTTCGTCCGATACAGTGTAGGAAGTTTAGGATTTGTCGGACTCGCAGCGTTCGCGGATTACGCGACAGCCGCCCTTTCGCAAGATATTTCTACCCTCAAAATCGCCGCGCCAAAAGATTACTTGGACAACCTGTTTGAAACAAAGGAAGCACTCATGGTCCATGCGTTTGAACAGGCGAATTACGGAACGCTTGTTCATGAATTTGGCGTGAAGCAGCGGCCAATTGATGCACTGTTTGAACCGTGGTGCGCAAAGGTCGGTATTCCGCTGGACGGAAAGACGCAGCAGCGCCCATATGCCGAGAAGTTGTACAGTGCCTGGCTGAATTTCAAGGAATACACGGCCGATCTGCGTATCCAAAAAGATCTGCGGCTGTACGAAGGACTCTTAGCGACAAAAGGCTTGTTTACGTCTACCGGTGTTGTGCTTGTGCGAATCGTGAATCCGAAAAATCCGCTGGAGCCGGCGCGTGTAGAATGTCCTCGGTTTGGAGTAAGCCTGTATCACCAACAGGTCAAGCCGCCGCTTCTGTTTGTGGTTGAAGACGAGGCGACCGGCAACGTGGATCCGCTTGTGCTGTTTGATGCCACAAGCAAAACGGAGAAGCAGTTAATGGGCGCGTTTTCACCGGACGCCGCGATCTTTGATACGCTCAGCCCTGTCTTGAAAGAAGCGCTCGGTTCTTTCTTGACGCAGTATTATCGGCCGGTGGACGGCTGTGGCCGCGTCGGCGAACCGGTTCATCCGTGGATGCCTAAAATGGAAACAACTCTTGTGCCGCGCCTGAGCACTTTTATGGCTGTAATTGACGATCTGGGTATGCGGGTGGAGTCGCTGCTTCGCGACCGCAGCAACCGGTGTGTGGGTGTGATTGTGCGGTACAAGAAAAAGCCCAAGATGACGGCGGCGGATAAAGAAGAGGAAAAAGAGCGCGGTCCTGCTGAACGTGCCTACTTCTATTTGCCGGTTGTGGACGACGGAATTGTTTTCCCGTATGTGTCATCGCTGCGAGGTGAGGAGGCGTTGCCGAAGCCGCCACTGAAAGCGCTGTTGGAACTGCTGATCGGCAAACGGTACCCGCCAGCTGCCGGTAAGTTGGCGCACGAGTCCCATTTCCCTGGCTACATGCCTATAAAGATCATCCAGGATTCGGCAAACTATTTGGCGCTTGATCTGCGCTGCGGTGCGACGGTGCCTTTTCAGCCCTTCCCGTTGACGAGCGACATTGCGCACGACCGATTCCGCGCAATGGTGAGCGGAAAGATGGTGGAGATGGAGGACCGACCGGATATGCCGTGGGATGATGATATTGCGCTTCTTGGGTCGCCGCCGGCCGACATGGAGACGCTGGAGGAAACGGACGAAGAGAAGTTGGACGAGGCGTACCAACATTTGCGCATTAGTTTTAGCCGATGGCTAAATACAACCGTTCATGGCCAAGAGGTGCGGCGACAGATTGAACTCTTGCGGAAAGCACGGCATCGCCTGCCTCTGTGGGAACTTCGCAAGCGCTTGGATATTTTGATAACACCGGTGATTGAAAACGCTGCGGAGCCATGGATCACAACGGAGGGAAACAGTTCGTTCACAATGCTGCGTCGCGACTGTCTTCAGATCACAAAAGAGAAGGATTGTACGGGCGGATGCACATGGCGGCCTGCGCCTGCCGCGGCCGCTGCGCCTGCTGCGCAAGCGCAAGCGCAAGCTCAAGGCACGTGTCTGATTCACACCACCAAAACCGCCCGCTACGTAAATCCGATCCGCGTGATGATCGCGCGGCTTGTGGATGAATTAATCCGCACATTTGCGGAAGCAATGGAGATCTTGCGGCGCAAGGTGTCCTTTTTGCGGCCGCTGGAAAAAGACACGATTGTGAAAGAGGGCGATTCCTTAACGTTCGCAGCCGCAGGACGGGGAACAGATCCGCTGTACAGCAAACTCGGATACACTGGTCGCAAACCAACCGGCTTGACTGCCGGTCTGACGTACCCTGAAGAGGCCGACGTTGATTCGGATGTGGATGAAGAGCCTCCAACAGTTTCTTACCCCGCCGATTGGTTGCTGAAGGTTCGGCCAGCAGCGCTCGGTGCCGACATTGATCGCGACAAGAGCGCGCAGTTCAAGACAGCATTAGCCCTGATCACAAAAACATCCATTGAAGATTTGGAGGCGCGACTTGGCGGCGTGGCCTTAACAGGAACACTCGAGAACTGGCGGGCACTCACGAATTTGTTGAATGTGGACATACTGTTTTCCTCGTATGACGTCGATGAGAAAAAGACAGCCGTCTCTGCGTGGATCAAGGCACCGAAACCTGCGGGTGCCGCGGCGTCCATGTATGTGCCCCGCTACATCCTGCTGGATCTGTTCGGCGTGCCCATGCAGCGCGAAACATCAGGAACGTTTGTGATGAACGAAGCTGATCTACCGGCCAC